GAATCCTTGAATGCGACCCGGTAGTGTGTGCTGTCGAGGCCAGAAAGCTCCGGGCACCAGCGGACTTCAAAGTTGATGGTCTGCTCCTCGGTCGTGGTGGCAGCCTCATTTTCTTTGTCATACTGATAGGTGCTGGCGTAGGTGCAGCAGGAATAGTAATCCGTCCAGGCGTTCTTGTGGTTTCCGTATTTATCCATGGTCACCGTGTTCTTTTGGACGGTCAGCCGTTCATTAAACCTTGCGATCTTCCGCTCCATCAGAACACCCCTTCCCGCACAGAGGACAGGAGGTTCCGGAGGGTCATCACCAGCTCGTGGTGGTCTGCCTCCTCCCGGTGCTCATACAGATATCCGAGAGAGAAAAGCACCGCCGTCCTCATGAGAGCCCTAAGCTGCATGATGTCTCCCACAAGGATGTCCTCCCCGTGGACGGTCATCTCCTCGGTACTCTCATCGCAGAGCTGCTCCCATTCCACCGCGTTCATCCGGCCCACATCGGCACTGATCTTCTCGGCAGTCATCAGGAGGCTGTCGATCAGGCCGTCCTCCATGGAGCTGTCCACTCTGAGGTAGGTCTTTGCTTCATCGGTTGTAATCAGGCTCATCTGTCAGCCTCCTTCCATCAAAGGGAAGGAGCAGAGGTACTTCCTCTGCCCCTGTAATCCCTCATCAGCCGCCGGGCTGTTCGTCCGGATCGGTCGTGGGCGTGGTAGCGGCAGCCTTGGTACCGGCCATCTTCAGCACCTTCACGGACTCCGGCAGGATCAGGCGGCCATCCACACGCTGCGTGGTCATAAAGCCCACCTGATCGGTGCGGGCGTACAGCTCATTCAGACGGCGGAAGGTGCGGTTCTGACGGTCAGCGACCCAGTAGTTCTTGAGGTCGCCGAACAGCAGGACCTTTTCACCCTTGGCGATGCCGGGCATGAAGGAGCTGGTGCGGATCGGACGGCCCAGGATGGTGTCGGGCTTGGCCACATCCAGAGAAGGCTTCCAGATATAGTTGTCGTTCTTGTCCTTGAGCTTCATCAGCTGCAGGAGCAGGGTCTCGTTGCAGACAAACTGAGCGCTGCGGCGATAGGGGGACTTCAGGCTGTAGTAGAGATCGAAGATCTCATCGAAGGTCACAAGATCCTCACCCTTCGCTGTCACACCCAGCTCCGCGCCGCCGACATCCGCCAGGATGCCCAGGGGCTTCTTATCACCATCGCCGGTGAAGAAAGCACGCTCCTCGGCGTTACCCATGCACACACCGAAGCGGGAAGCGATATAGCTCGCCAGGTCGAAGGCGGAATCGTGCAGGAGCTCGTTGCTGATCTTGATCATCGTGCCCAGCTTGTAAGCGGACAGCGTGGTCTGACCGAACTTGGTGTTGGTCTCCGGGATCTCCTCGCCCTCATCGATCCACTGCGCTTCCATGGTGTCGTTGGCGATGGGGATCTTACGGGTACCGGAGTTGGTGCGGATGACGGTCGCCAGCTGGCGGAAGATGTTGTTCTCCTCCAGCGCCTGGATCAGCTTGCGCTCGAATTCGTCAGGTACGGTATAACCGCCCTCAGTGTCCTCGCCCACGGACAGGGCATTGCGTACAGCGAACTGGTCGCCCTGGTTGCGGATCATATTCCAGAACGCGCCGGAATACTCCTCAGTCGCGGTCGGAGCCACATTCTCCGTCTTCTTCGCCATGGGCTTATTGGTGACGGGATGCGTGGTGGGCTGGGACAGCTGGGCATCGAAGGCTGCCTGCTGCTCCAGGCGCTCGATCTCCGTGCCGAGGGCCTGCACGTCCGCAGCCATCTTGTTGTACTGCTCGACAGCGGAAGCCTCCACGAGGCCGTTGTCGCCGCGATGCTCCTCAAGGAAATTCTTGGTCTGCTCCCAGAGGGTATTGCGCTTATTGCGAAGTTCCATAATCTTATTCATGAGATACCTCTTTCTCCGGAGAAGACGCTCCGGTCGTCATTGTTTTGGGGCATAAAGAAAGCCGGGGCAGCCTCATTTCAGCCACTCCAGCTTGTCTTTCAGGATTTCATACGGCATCGCGCCGTCCTCGGTTTTGCCGTCCATGCCGATTACCAGCACTTTCTGCTTGTCCTCCACAGGGGAATTGGTTACCCCTGCCTCGGCAGGTTCCGGTGCCGGATCTCTGGTTTCCGGTTCAGGTTCTTCGCCTTGAGGCTCACATTCCGCGCCGAGTCGGTTAAGAATGGTTTCGCCCATGAGCCGGGAAGAGAACTGCCACATGGCGTTCCCCAGCTGGAAGGGCTTTTTCTTTTCTTCCTCGCCGCCTTCTTTGCCTTCATCTCCGCCTTCCTCCTTGTCAGGATTTTCCTCTTCGGGTTCATCCGGCTCTTCCTCCGGCTTCGGTTTATTCTCAAAGAGAATCTCATCGGCAAAGCCCAGCTCCACTGCCTTCTTGGCGTTGAGCCAGGTTTCATCGCTCATGAGTTTACTGATGCGGTTTCGGGTCAGGCCGGTCTTATAGGCGTAAGCATTGATGATGCTTTCCTTGACCTCATTCAGGGTCGTGATCGCCTTTTCCATATCCTTGGTATTGCCCATTGCAATGGTGGAAGGATCGTGGATCATGATCAGCGCCGTGGGAGACATCTGCACCAGATTCCCGGCCATGGCCACCACAGAAGCTGCCGAGGCCGCAATGCTGGCGATCCGCACCGTCACGTTGCCGGGGTAATCCCGGAGCATGGTGTAGATCTCTGCCGCAGCAAATACGTTTCCGCCAGGGCTGTTGACCCACAGGGTGATATCACCCTCTTCCGCATACAGTTCATCACGGAACATCTGCGGCGTGATCTCATCGCCCCAGAAGGATTCCGAATCAATCGGTCCCTCCAGGCGGAGAACCCTGCCGCCGCTGTCATCGTGAATCCAGTTCCAAAACTTCATCACTTTCGGTTTCCTCCTCTTCTCTGCGCCTTGCGCTGTGCGTGGCGCTGGGCTGCATTTTTGCTTTCATGCTGCTCCTCCTGTTCCTCGCTGTGCTCTTCCTCCGGTGTTTCTGTCTCTGGCTCTTCCGACTCCTCGGCATGCTGCTTCTCCTGCTCCGCCACCTGGTTTGCTCCATAGGCAGACCCGGCGTCCTTTAGCTTGGTGTAGCTGCCGTTCAGGTAGTAATCGTCCCCGCCTTCCTCGGAAGGAATCAGATCCATATTTTCCAGTCGCCGGATATCATTGGGCGACAAGAAGCCATTGGAGAAGCCCACCGCGTAGCCGTCCATGCGGGACTTATAGTCGCCGCGCATCAGGCCATCCACGTTGAACTTGGGGAAGTAGGTGTCCTGTTCTTCCTCGATCAGCACATCCTTGATGATGGCCTGCTCGATACGGACCAGCCAGGGCATGATCGTGTGCATCACAAAGTCAATGGACTGATGCTCGATGTTGTTGAATGTCGCCCGTTTCAGGTCCTGGACCATATGCGGAGGCACACGGAAGATGCGGCAGATTTCTTCCACCCCAAACTCACGGGTGGAAAGGAACTGGCTGTCTTCCGGAGGCAGGCTGATCGGCTTATATGCCATGCCCTCTTCCAACACAGCCACCTTGTGGGCATTCCCCGCGCCACCGTAAGCGTTCATCCAGTTATCCCGGATCTTCTGCGGGTCCTTCAGCACACCCGGATGCTCCAGCACACCGGCCGGTTGAGCGCCGTTCTTAAAAAATGAGCTGCCGTATTTCTCCACCGCCAGTGTTGTCCCGAGGGCATTCTTCATCATGGCGATGGGGGAAAAACCAACCAGGCCATTGAAGCCGAGACCGGGGATGTGCAGGATTTCGTCGCGCTGGAAAATGATATCTTTATCATGCTCACCGGGCACTTCATCCGTGTAAGCATGGTAGGTATAAAAGAGCTCTCCGTTCTCTGCCCGGTCAATCTCCACGTTTTCAGGGAGCAGTGGGTAAAGTCCCAGGATGCCGTTCTTGCCATCCCGCACGATCTGTGCGTAGGCATTGCCCCACAGAAGCAGGTGCATCATCATGGCCTCCCGGAAGGAGAAGCTCGTCATTTCCGGATTGGCCTGCCGGTACAGGATCTTATACAGCGGATGTTCGGTCGCCCGTTCCTTTCCGTCACCCTTCTCGGTGAACTTGTAAAGGTGCAGCGGCAGGCTTGCCACCGTCTCCGCCAGCAGCCGCACGCAGGCATATACTGTGGCGATCTGCAGGGCGGACTTCTCATCCACCCGCTCCCCGCTGAGTGTCTGCCCGAAAACAAAAATACCGCCCGAATCCCGGACGTTATCTTCGATCTTTGGCAGCTCCGCCCCAGGAGCATCCCTCGGCTTACTGAAACCGAACCATTCTCTCCAGTCCATCTTTACTTCCTCCATTCTCAGAAAACCCACAGTCCGTGCTCCGGGTCATCATATACACTGCCCTGCTGCTCATGCCGAATCGCTCGATCCAGGCCCATGATCCAGGCAACGATGCCGTCGATCTTCTCC